CTTCTTTCATGGTGTTGATCAACTTTCTCAGAAGATTCTTCTGAGATTCTTGGTCTCTACCACTACCAGCAGAGGGGTGCATTTCTTCGGACATCTATCTACCCTGTTGTTGTTTTATCCTATCGTTCTCTTCTTTAATATGTTCGGTGAGAAGAGTAACGTATACCTCCCTTTCCCACGGCATCATCATTTCAAGTTCTGTTAAACTGTAATGATGATGTTGCATTAACGAAAAGTTAGTCTCATAAAAATTTATCAGACTATCATGGGAAAGGTTTACTAAAAAAAATCAGTAAAACCCGATAGTGTATGTTCGTTGTGCGTTCCACACTCTTTACAATCAAACTCAATCTCTTTTGTCAGAGTTGGAATCGTTGCAACAAACTCACTAACTTTCTTAAACTGGTCGCCTGTCATAGAATCTACAAAATCACGCAATTCCTTTTTAGGTACATCGTTTGCGTTGATGTTTTCATCTTCGGTCATAATGTTCTTGACACTATAGACAATCAGTTCGATTATTTGTTCTGTTTGTGATAAACCTTCTTTCATGTTCATCAAAACGTCTGCGGATGGATAACCCATCTCCACATGGACATCTTCCTGTAACTCAATCTTTTCGGAAGGTTTATCCATTGTTACTTCTAGTTCTTCTAGATTGACTTCAAACTCATTAGGTGTATCACAATTGGTACACTTCATGTTCAATCTACTACGTTCACCTACCGACTTACTACGGAGTTTGGTAAACATATATTCCACATCAAATGTGGTTAATTCCTTGGTGTTAATCTTGTCATCAACACAAACTTCAATGGTGTCAATTATCGCTTTCATTGCTTGAGTCGTATCTTGACTCTCAAATGCCATGAGAAGAACCTTCTCTTCTTTTACCAGATACGGTCTAAACCTCACTGTCTTCTGCATGGATGGAATCGTCATTTCATACTTCGGATTCCCATTTAACTTAGGTAATGCCATTATATTCTCCAAATAATGTTATAAAAATTTACGAATTAGTTCACCCGCCAGACCTTTAACAAAGTCGGACTGTACAGAGTCACCTTTTTTGGACTTCCAGTTCTTGTATGACATTTGTACTGTCACTTCAAGTAACTGTCCATCATCACTCAACTCAATTGCGTTCAATGTTGTTGGGTATGCTTTATCTAGGACACACGTATAAGTGATATCATCACCAAATACTCCGTTAAAATCTAGTTCACCTTGTGCGAGGTCTATTGGCCCTAGTCGTGGTAATCTACCCCTAATCGAAGATGGTATCTTACCAGTATCAAATAATTTTTTCTTTTTAATAGGGAATGCAACTCCCTTTTTTATAGCTTGAATAATAATCGGATGTGTATACTCATTAAAGTATCCGATTTCTTGATTCTCTTGGTTAACCGCAAGATTCTGCCATGTCTCAAAGTATTCTTTTACTTTCATATCATTAAGACAATGGAAGGTCAACGTTACATCTTCGTTTGCATAACCATATGCAATCTTAGATACTGTAAGACCCATTTGTTTTTCGGTCGATAAAATCTGTCTGCCTGGCAACGATGTCGCCTTACAGAGTAAGTTCATCTCTCGTGCATCACCCTTGATAGGTGGAAGGAAAATCTTGTATAGATTCCCCATAGCGACACCGCCACCTTTACTAACCTGTGACTTAAAGTCATCAATGTTTAACGTCATGCATTTTTACCTATTTTCTTTCGTGAGTCTGCGTAAACTTTCTTAGAGTTTGCCTTTCTGAACTGTGCAGTCGGTAAGAATGTTGCAATCTCCCATTCGGGCATTGGTACTTCCGCAAACTTACTCTTGACGTGTTTAGTCAGATAATGTTTGAAACATGGTTCGTAATACTTTAACTTGGAAATTGCTTGCAGTCTCTTATATGTAATCTGAAACTTTGCGTCCTCACCCGCTTTCATGTTTGCGGTTTCCATCAATGCATCCAACATCTTTGCACGTAGAATCGGTGGAAGGTAATGCAAGTTCAATCCATAGAATCCACCTTCCGCAGGCCCAACCACAATAACTAAAGGAAACAAATCATAGAATGGAAGTTTCTCTTTGTGTTTGGGGTCATAGAAGAACATCTGCATTGTTCCAACTAATCCAGTTCTCGACAGATTCTTCAGTGCAGTCCTTTGTGTCAAGGGGTCTTCTTTTATAAGTGCCTGTCGGTTTATGTTTCGCATATTCTTTGCTTTATTCATAAACCAATCACGACTCTCCTTGGTACGAGGTGTAACTCCCGCACGGAATGCCTGTAATTCTAGTCTGTTGAAAATATTACTCATACGTTTATTTATACCTATTTTTTACGTTTCTTACGAAAAGGTTTCAAAGTTTTCTTCAAAGGTTTCAATGGTTTTGTTGATTTGGGAATAAGAGTCTTCAATGGTTCATTCTTCTCCGTCCAGATAATAAACTTCCATCCACGATCTTTTGCATACTCGTTCGCAGCTTCCCACTTGTTAATATTCTTGACATAGGTGAAACTCTCGTTGAGGTATCTCTTGGTGTTCTTATTCCCAGTAGGTATTCTGGTTTCTTTATCTGGTTTGATCTCGACCAACCAAGTCTTTCCATCATTCAAAACAATCTTTAAGTCCATAAAATATCTATGATAACGCTTGTCAACTTCATATAAGTATGGTATAATAACCTCTTCGGAAGACCACTTCACCACTTTGGGGTTATCATCACACCATCTGAAGGCGTGTTTCTCCCATAAAGAACGATAGGTGACCTTTGTGTGGTCTCCTTCATACTTCTTTGGATTTTTTACTCTGTATCTGCCCGAATATGCCATAAAAACCTTATAAATAAAGATAATGAATTTCTAACTTATTTATAGAGAAACTAAAATGGCAGAACCAAAAGATGTTGAGGGTATAATCAAGGGGTTAGAAAGAAAAGACCTTGAGTACCCACTGAATAACCCAGATGACTATGGGGGCAGAATCATTTTCAATGTCATGAAAGAAGATGAAACCGATCTCGGTAATGTTCTTGGGGCGGTTACCGATATTGGAAGGGCACTCACAAAAGTTGCGGCACTAAAAGTTGCTGGAGAGAATCCTGAAGAACAAGAGAAAGCGATTGAAGATGTGAAAGGATTTGTCCCCGACAGAATGCCTGTAACTAAAAGAAAACCTCTTACTTCATTAGGAAGACAGGTGTCCCTGTATATTCCCGCTGGTATCCAATTCCGTGACAATGTTGCATATGATAATATGCAAATCGGTGGTATGGGTGCGGCCGCAGAAGCCGGTCTTAAATCTGGTAGTGGTGCGGTTAATGCACTCTTACAACAAACAGGTAAAACTTTAGGTTCAGCATTCAGTGGTGCTGCAAATACTGAGGTCGCTAAACTTGCTACAGTAAAACTTATGGGTAAGTTTCCAGATGAAATCTCTGGTGCATTCAAAAGTGCGGGTCAAGTAACCACAAATCCGAACACACGAGTATTATTCAAAGAGGTTGCTCTTCGTGAATTTGCATTTGCATTTAAGTTTGTTGCGACATCACAAAGAGAAGCAGAAGAAATCAAAGAGATTATTAAATTATTCCGAACAGAACTATATCCCGAAAACATTAATGTAGAGGTTGCCGGAAGTCAAGTCTCTGTTGGTTATAAGTTTCCAAATAAGTTTCAACTCAGTCTAGAATATAAGGGCGAAGAGATTGCGACTCGTATCAAACCCTGTTACCTAAGAGACGTGAGTGTTACTTATAACAATACTGCGATGGCAATGCATTCTGATGGTAACTTCCAAGAAATTGAAATGTCACTATCTTTCCAAGAAACAAGAACACTCAACAGAAAAGATGTTGAAGAGGATGGGTTTTAATGACAACTAAGTATTTCAAAAACTTCGCTCTCACTGATTATAGATTTGGCGACAATGAACGGCCAGTACTATTTGATAATATCACTCAGTATGTTGATATTATCGATTCATTGAAAGACGATATTTCCTTTTATCAGAAACATACTATTATTTCTGGCGATAGACCCGACACACTTTCCTATAAATTATATGGGACTACGGACTACTACTGGACATTCTTTTTAATGAATGACTCTCTTCGTATTTCTGGTTGGCCGGTGAAACAAAATGATATATTTGAAGCTGTAAAAATAAAGTATCCATATCGTATTGTGACTACCAACACTGACATATCAAATTCCTTTCCTGTGGGACAGATTGTTACTGGTACACAAAGTGGTACAGTAGGTCGTGTGATCAGACGTATCCCAACTCTTGGTCAAATAGTAATCGACACTTCCTTGACCCCAGGCGATTACTTTGGTAAACTACCGAACCTAGAGAACTTTGGTCAGAACGAGACTTTAATTTACACATCCGCAGAAGGTGAGACTTTCACTGCAACACTTATAAAAGAGTCAAAACAATATGATGCTGCCCATCATTATGAAGACTCAGAGGGTCTTTATCAGGATGTCCCTTTGTACGACTTCGGTAATATCGGAAATTTAACAGCGGTGTCTTATCGTGATCGTGCGGAAAGAAGACATGATGATCTGAAAGAAATTATTGTATTGAAACCAAGTGTGATTGATAAAGTTGTATCAGATTTTAATAATTTCCATAAAGGTGTTTAATGAAGACCTCACAGTCTCAACAGTATAAGATTATTGAAGCACTAATCAGCGCAGATCGTTTTGGAGGTAGTGATACTTCCTCCTTTGACGTGAGGGGTTCTGTTGCAGAACTTAACCTGTTTGAGAGTTTGGATAAACCTTACATAACTGGACAGGTTGTTATTCTTGATGACAAAGCTTTATTTGATACAATAGCATTTCAAGGAACCGAGAGATTGTCGATTAAGATGGCTTCGGTTGATAATGACCTTGACATTATAATGGAACGTACATTCATTATGACAGGTATTGAACGTTCTATCAAATCCAATGATAATGGAAAGTCTAGTGTACTCCTGTTTACATTATTGGATGAACACGCATTCCTATCGTCTCTCAAAAAAATTAGTAAATCATTCAATGGTCGCATCGATGAAATCTTAATTAAGATGTTGGCAACAGAGATGGGACTTGACATAGACTTATCATATTTATTTTTACCTAATGGAAAACGAAATCTTCCATTACAATCAAATATGAAAGGTATCATTCCTAATTTGACACCAATTGATGCTATAGATTGGTTGACCAAACGTGCGACTACAGTCACAGGGTCACCGTTCTTTACTTATGCATCAATACATGATAAAAATCTTAGACTAGGCAATCTAGATGCGATGTTGTCACAAAATGCGTTCAATTCAAAGTTACCTTATGTGTACAATCCAGCAAACGTTGCTGGTGCAGAAGACCAGACAGAATTTGAGAAGACTTTTACTATTAAGGCACTCAAGGTATCAAAACAAGCGAACACCCTGAATCTGATTCAACAAGGTGCGGTCACTTCTACCATGCAGAATACTAATCTGAATACTGGTAGAATATTTAAGAGTAAACACTCAATAAGAAACGTCCTAGATAACTTAGAAAAACACAGTTTTATAGGTTCGAATCAAAACGTGTTCGACACAGACACAAAGGTGGATGGGAAGATTATAGATGATCATAGTTCTCATGTCTACCATACTATCACATCTTCGGGGACATATGGTAGATTTAAGTCTTACCATGATGAGTACGATGGAACTAAATTCAAAAAGAAATTAGAAAGACGATCAGTATTAAATCACCTCTATAAAAATATGTTGAATGTTGTGGTCGAGGGTGCTGGGTTTATCATCTCAAAAGCGGGTGTCGGTGATATAGTCAATCTTATGGTTGTGAACGATAATGTAGAACTTTCTCAACGTGTGACACCAGACCAATTAATAGATAAGGCAAAGTCTGGTGATTTTATTATCTATGACACAAGACATACATTCCAAGGGACACAACACACTGTGTCAATGAATGTTTGTAAACTGGAGAAACTTCCATAATGAATCCTATTCTATCAGAATTTTATGGTGACAACACACGATGGTTCATCGCAACCGTTGTGGATGCTTCACCCCCATATGGTTATGAGGGTCGTGTCAAGATTCGTATTCATGGATTACATACAGAATCGACCCGATTGATTCCTCAGTCAGACTTGCCTTGGGCGCAATGCGTTGTTCCAACCACAGAAGGTGGTGCATCTGGTATCGGAAGAATGCCTCAACTACAACCGAGTGCATTGGTGTTTGGTATGTTCATGGATGGAATGAACTCACAGACACCTATCATACTTGGTTCATTACCACATATCGAATACCCCACACCAATACAAATAGGTCAATCAGAAACCACCTTGGATGCTGACAATAAAGCAGAAGTTGTTTGGGACAATGTTGCGACAGAATCCGCACCTAAAGATATTGATATAGAAAATGAAAAAACCAGTAGGATTAGTCTCAACATAAAACGAAATAGAGAGAAAACTGCGGTATCTTTCTTTTTGAATCTGGGATATTCGGTTAAACAATCAATAGGATTGGTTGCTGCCCTCAGTTTTGTTTCAGGTATGAATACAGGGGAAAATACAGATTCACGAGGTATCGGAGCATTCACAAAACTTAGATATACAGAGTTACAAAAATTCTCTAATAATTACAATAATTTTTTAGTTCAGTTATCATTTGTTGCGTTTGAATTGAACGGAACCCAATCCAGTACAAATATAAGACTTCTCAACTCAGACAGACTTGAGAATAAAGGTATCTGTTACATAGTCAGTAAGTACTACTTGGGCAAACCAGACAGTGCATCAATCAAAGAGATTGAAAGAAATGCACTTAACTTAGTAGATAGGATTTCATAATGTCATTAGATAAAACAAATTTGAATGTTCGCCTTGGTTCTGATAACAGAAAGAAAAGTAATGAGAATGCGACACATCTTCGTTCTAGTAGAAGGGCAATCGAAGAACGTTTTGCGAAACGTAATACTATCATTGGTCAAGAAGATGGTTTAGAAGTTGGTGGTATCAAGACACTAGGTCAATCTACAAACTCTTCGGAAGAAGTTATTACCAGTTCGGTGGGGCAGTTTACCGATAATATTGATGGTATTAGTGGACTACAAGGAAATAGTGTAAGTGTTACACAAGAAACTGTACTCGACAGTGATGGTAATTTTTTTCGTTTGAAAATGCCAAGTGATTCCGATGGAAGTCTAGCTGGTCGTGATTCAAGTGACCCCGCTCGTTCGTTTAGTTCTAAGACCACGACTGTTACGTCATTGACAGGACTGCCTGCACTTAAAACGAATAATCCAACGTCTGCACTTGCGGTCGTGTGTGATGGTACTGCGGAGAGTATTGCAAAATGTCAGGGTGTCGCAGAAGATAAGAAAACCGCAGACTTCACAGAAATATCAGACTTCACCGATACTATCGAAGCGCAGAAACCTCCCAGTTCTGTTAGTGGTACATTTGATTCCAGACCTTCGATGAGTAATCCAAAATTTGACCCAAGTTCTCTGACGGATACGTTAAGTGAGATTGCACCTATCGCTTCTATAAACGATGCAATTGATGCGATTGATAAAGTACAATCCTTACCTGGCGAGTTGGTTCAGAAAGCGGTAGACTCTGTTGTAAATTCTACTAATATGGATGGACTGACCGATAAAAAACAGGGACTTAAATCCGAAATACCAGAGTTGGGTAGTGCCGTTGGTGTTGTTGGTACTGACGTGAAAAATGTTTCTAGTTCGCTAGATAAATTTAAGGAAGGTGCAGACAACTTTAATGTAGAATATGATGTTAGAAGTAATAAAGGATTGACTGGTCTTCTACAAAATGTTGCAGAATCGATAACTGGTGCGGCCGCAACATTCATTTCTAATCTGGTTCCAGGCGGGATATCTTCGTCTGAACAAGAAAGAGTTTCGATATTGGAAGAGTTCAGTTCGGGTGATAACAAAGATAAAAAGAATGGTATTAAGTCTCTTGTATCCAAGTCACCTAATGTATCAGAACGCATGAAAGAAATTATTGCTGAAGAACCTAACACTTCTAATACTGTAAATATGCAAATACATATTGAAACAGAAGCTAAAAAGATAGGTGTACCAGACAAAGAAATTCAGGAAACTATACAAGAAATATCAAATATCGCACAGAAGATGGATTCGTTAGATACCACTATTAGTGGTTCGGTTGTTGTCTCTGCTGACCTATTCGATGTTGCAGAACCTATAGATCAGTCTGCAAAATGGAACGGTACTGCCAGTCCTGACGATATGTTCACTATGGTATCATCTGTTGAAGAACTTGATGCCGAGTTCCAGAATATCTTCCGTGATATTACCGAGGTTGTTATTCATGCAACCGAGACATACACCAATAAAGACATCGGTTCTGTTGAAATAAATAACCTACAAGTAGAGTTAGGTCATGAAGGTATTGGTTACCATTATGTGATTCGTAGGGATGGTAGACTACAACGTGGTAGACCAGTTAACCGTATCGGTGAACACGCTTCTACTAATGGTCATGATACATACTCTATTGGTATTGCAATGGTGGGTGGATTGAATGTTTCTTCGGGTGAAAACAATGCGACAGACTACAGGTCTTCGCAATCATTTACACGAGAACAGTTTACCACACTAGAAAAATTTGTCAATAGTTTTTATCGTAGATATCCAGGCGGACAGGTGTTTGGACACAATGATATTGATGCACAAGAATTTGACCCATACTTTGACGTACAGGATTATGTTGAGTCAGTATTCAGGAAAAAGAATACAACACTTGAACCATTGAATAGAGGGCCATTGTCCCCATCGGAGATTATTGAATGACAACTAAGAAAGACAATTTTGACCTAAGAGTCGATAAGATTGGTGAGGGTACAGAGAATACTCTGGGTGTTCCGAATGATGGGATGCAAGACCCTACAGGGGAATATCCCAGACGAGAATATAACTATGGGTCATCAATCAATAAATCTGCACGTGGTTCTAAGACTAACAATCTTTATGTTGGGGGTGGTGACATCGGTGTGTCCTTGGGTATTGAACCACAAAGACCATCCGAATATCCGTTCAACCAAGTACAAGAGACTATCTCTGGTCACGTAATCGAACAGGATGACACGCCTGGCGGTGAACGAGTACTAATCAAACATCGTAAAGGTGCTGGTATTGAGATGAGGGCAGATGGTTCTGTTATCATTTCCGCAGTAAACAACAAGGTAGAAGTGACTGGTGGTGACCAGACTGTTATCATTGAGGGTAATGGTAATCTCGTGTATCAGGGTAACTTGAACATGAAGGT